AAGAAGCTTTAATTATAGAATTAGGTCAAAGAAGAGATATAAATGAGAATGAATTTAAATCAGTTAAAGAATTATTAGATACACTTACAGATGAAACAGTAGACCTACAATGGTTATTAGATACAACTGAAAAGTTTTGTAAAGACCGTGCCGTTCACAATGCTGTGTTAACGGGTATTAAAATATTAGATAAAAAAGATTCCAAACTTACACCAGACTCTATACCAGGCATTCTTGCTGATGCTCTGGCCGTTTCTTTTGATAATCACATTGGCCATGATTACATAGAAGATTCACAAAGACGATTTGACTTTTATCATACAAAAGAAAAAAAATATCAATTTGACCTATCTTATTTAAATCGTATCACAAAAGGCGGTGTGCCACCTAAAACTTTAAACATAGCATTGGCTGGCACAGGTGTTGGTAAGTCTTTGTTTATGTGTCATTGTGCCAGTGCCTTTCTTACACAAGGGTTGAATGTATTGTATATCACTTTAGAAATGGCCGAAGAAAGAATTGCCGAAAGAATAGACGCCAATTTATTAGATGTCACAATGGACGATTTACATACAATGCCTAGACAATTGTATGATGACAAGATTACAAGAATAAGAAACAAAACGGCCGGCAAATTAATTATAAAAGAATATCCTACAGCGTCAGCACACGCTGGCCATTTCAGAGCATTATTAAATGAATTAGCATTAAAGAAGTCTTTTAGACCAAATATTATTTTTGTTGATTATCTAAATATTTGTTCAAGTAGTAGATTTAAAGGCGGTAATATATCTTCATATTTTTTTGTTAAAGCAATTGCTGAAGAATTACGAGGCCTTGCAGTAGAGTTTAATGTGCCAGTTTTTAGTGCTACACAAACAACAAGAACTGGCTTTGTAAGTACAGACATTGGTTTAGAGGATACTTCTGAATCTTTTGGTTTACCTGCAACGGCCGACTTTATGTTTGCTTTAATATCAAATGAAGAATTAGAAGCATTAGGTCAAATGAAAATTAAACAATTAAAGAATCGTTATAATGACCCTAGTATCAATCGTGCCTTTATTATAGGCGTAGATAGATCAAAGATGAAGTTATATGACGTATCACACAGTGCTCAAAACATTGTGGACGCTAATCAAAAAGAGGTGAAAACAAGTTATGATAAGTTTTCAGATTTTAAAATTTAATGTATTTTCCTATATCAGAAATAAATAGAATTTAATATGAATAGATTACTAGACAATTATATTTACCAACACAATAAATTTCTAACACCTGAAATATGCAATCAAACAATTAAAGAATTAAAAAATACAAAATGGAAACAAAATTTATTTTATGATCCTAAATCAAACACAACTCATACTAAATCAGGTAATTTAGAAAATGATTATAGCTTTGATGATAAAATATCTACAAACAGTATTATAATGAAAAAACTTTGGTTTATAATTGATGATTATATTAAAAAATTAAATTTTGAATGGTTCATAGGTTGGCAGGGGTATACTAATTTAAGGTTTAACAAATATTTTGAAAATAAAAAAATGGCAGAACACTGTGACCATATCAATTCTATATTTGATGGCACAAGAAAAGGTATACCTACACTTAGTATAGTGGGAACATTAAATGATGATTATGAAGGTGGAGACTTTTTAATGTTTAAAGATAAAAAAATAGATTTAAAACAAGGAGATTTAATAATATTTCCTTCTTTATTTTTATATCCACATAGAGTTGAACCAGTAACCAAAGGAACAAGATATTCTTATGTGTCTTGGGTATATTAATGATAATAGAAAAATTTGAATCTTTTTATATAGTAAACAAAATTTCCGAACATAAAATTATTAAAAATAAATTATTAAATTTTATAAATGATATTCCTTCAAATAGTATTAATACAATAAATGAAAGCATTAAACATACAGATTGGAATTTACCTAAAAGTTTTGAAAGAAAATATTTAAATTTTTTTTTAGAAATTATTAATCCTTATATGATTAAAATGATGAAATTTTTAAAAACAGAAAAATATATAATAGACAATATATGGTTTCAACAATATACAAAAAATGATTTTCATAATTGGCACGTACACGAAAATTCTAATTACACTAATGTTTATTATTTAGAGCTTCCCGAAAAAGAAATGAAAACTAATATTTTAAATATTAATACCAATAAAATTATAGAGATTGATGTAGAAGAAGGAGACGTTATTACTTTTCCAGCACATTTACCCCACACATCAAATATTATAAAAAATGATAAAAGAAAAACTATAATTTCTTTTAATAGTAATTTTTTAGGAGTAAATTTAAATGGAAACTAAAAAAAGAACAATAGTAAGAATGATAACTTATAGAATAACAGCCTGGTTATTTACAATATTGTGGACATATATTTTTACTGATGATATTACAAGTGCTACAGGATTTGCTACAGCATTACATATATTATTAAGTATTGATTATTATATACACGAGCGTATATGGTTAAAAATAAAATGGGGTAAAAAATGAAAAAACAAAAAGTAAGATTTCATAAAAACGATAAAAGGCCCGGCCATTTAGGTACTCATTTGTCTTATGAAAAGAAATTGATAAAGAAAAAAGGCCACATCTACTGGCAGGCCATTGAAAGGCCAACAGGTACAATAATAAGACAATCTTTCTTTGAAGAAGATATAGAGAATTTAGTTAAGTTTCAAAATACACACCGTCAATGGCAACTAAATGGTGGTATTCCTAAATTTCTTTGTGACAATATTTAAGGATTATAAATATACTAAATTGATATATTAAATGGATTGCGTGATTTTATTTATGGGAACTATGAGAGGTAAATGTTTAGTTTTAAAGGATTCGTTACTAAGGGGACAAACACCCATTTAGAACATTTAGAAGATAGTATTATAGACCAAGGTTCAAAAGGTGGTCGTAATGCAGTCAACTTTCTAAAATCAATCAAAAAAATGCTAACAGGCCATGTAGGTGGCCGACTTAACATAACAGTTAAATGGGACGGTGCGCCTGCTATTATATGTGGCATTAATCCAGAAAACGGCAAATTCTTTGTCGGTACAAAATCAGTATTTAACGTAACACCTAAAATTAATTACTCAACGGGTGATATACTAAAAAACCACGATGGTGTTTTAGCAAATAAACTTATAGTATGTTTAAGAGAATTATCTAAATTAGGTATTACAGGTATATTACAAGGCGATTTATTGTTTACAAAAGGTGATGTTAAAACAACTACAATAGACGAACAGGATTTTTATGTATTTACACCTAATACAATTACATATGCCGTGGCCGCAAACAGTCAAATAGGCAGAAGAATTGCCAGTGCAAGATTAGGTATAGTGTTTCATACATTATACACAGGCAGTAAAATGAGTAATCTTAAGGCCAGTTTTGGTTCAATAACAGGATTTCCTAAACTTTCATCGGTGTTTGTTACAGATGCTACTTATAAAGACGCTTCAGGTGTTGCAACATTTAATACAAATGAAATGACACAGTTTGATAATATTATAGCGATGGCTGAAGGTTCATTATCAAAAGCAGAATCTTTACTAAATGATTTTAATTCAACAGATCCATTAGCTGTAGGTTATAAATTAAAATCTTTTTTTAATTACTTTATAAGAAATTCACAAGGTGATATGGCAAAAGTAAAGGAATTAATAGAATTGTTTAGATCGTATTATGTAAATATGTTACAACAAGAAGTAGATGCTGTTTCTAAAGATGAAACAAAGAAAAAATATAGAACAATAAGAGATAATGGTTTAAATTTTATTGATCGAAATAAACAAGCATTATATTTTACAATTGCAAGTTGGATATCATTACAACGTGCAAAGAATTTTCTAATAAGAAAATTAAATCAAATACAATCAATAGGTCATTTTATAAGAACGCCAGATGGATTTAAAGTTACAAATCCAGAGGGATATGTGGCCGTTGATAGAGTTAAAGGTGCAGTTAAACTTGTAGACAGGCTAGAGTTTAGTCGTGCTAATTTTAATATAGCCAAAGATTGGGTAAAAGGATAATATGAAATCATTTAAAGACTACGAAAAAAGAAAAGAAGAAATAGATCAGATTTGTGAAAATATGAAATACGATGATTTAATACAAGAAGAATCTGAATATCAAGGTAAAAAAGTAACACTAAACAATCCATTTAGAACACCAGATGGACCTAAAAAGTTTTCTGTTTATGTAAAGAATGACAAAGGTAATGTTGTCAAAGTTAATTTTGGTGACCCTAATATGGAAATAAAACGAGATGATCCTGAAAGAAGAAAATCATTTAGAGCAAGACATAACTGTGATAATCCAGGACCTAAAGACAAAGCTAGATATTGGTCTTGTTATCAATGGCGAGCAGGAGCAAAAGTAGATAATTAATGAAATCTTACGAACAAATACTTTCAGAAGGCCTATATGATCCAAATATATTTAAGGCTTTCTTTTTAGCTGGTGGACCAGGATCAGGTAAATCTTTTGTTGCAAGAAATGTATTTACTGGCACGGGATTAAAATTAGTGAATTCAGATTTAGTATTAGAAAAGAGTTTAAAAAAAGCAGGCCTGTCTTTATCTATGCCTGATGAAGAACAATATTTTAGAGATATATTAAGAACAAGAGCAAAAGCAATTGTAGATAACCAAATAGACTTATATGTAAAAGGCCGATTAGGTTTAGTTATTGATGCTACAGGCAGAGATTATAGTATTATTAGTAGACAATTTAGCGCATTACAATTATTAGGTTACGATTGTTATATGATATTTGTAAACACAAGTTTAAATGTTGCGTTAGAAAGAAATACTAAAAGACAAAGAATTGTACCAGAATATATAA